ATCTATATGCAGCTATTTTAGCAGTGGCAATAGGTAATGCTATTGGAACTGTTCTAGGACCCGCATCTCCTATCCTTAAAGGAATTGAAGCAAGTTTAGGCGGTATAAAAGCAACAGAAATTGCAACTATTGCTTCAAAAATAAAAGGTCAACTTTAATAATATTTATATAAAAAATAATCATGGAACCATACGCCCTATTCATAGGTACCTTAATGCAGAGCCGTAATCAAGCTCACATTTATCATTTACAAACAAACTCTTTTGCAGCTCACAAAGCTTTGCAAAAGTATTATAAAGAAATTGTAGATCTTGTAGATGGTCTAGTTGAGTCCTATCAAGGAAGATATGGTATTCTTCGTGGATACAGTATGCTTAATCAAATAAAAGAAGACGATAATGCAGTTCTTTACTTTGAAGGTCTTTGCAAGTTTGTAGAGACGATCAGAACTAAGGTACCACAAGACTCGTTTATTCAAAACGAAATAGATAACGTAGTTAATCTTCTAGAATCTACTAAGTATAAGCTTAAATTTTTACACTAATGCATGATCTTTACGAAGGAGACTTCTGTCCTCATTGTTTAATAGAGTATATCTTAGAACATAGATATGTTTTACAAGAAGCTGAATACAAAGGACGTAAAGTTCAATTGGGAAAACCAATGGCTGGAGATACAAAGAAGTTTAAAGTCTACGTTAAAAACGCAAAAGGTAACGTAGTTAAAGTAAACTTCGGACAAAAGGGAGTAAAGATAAAGAAAAACAATCCTGCAAGAAGGAAAAGTTTTAGAGCAAGACATCACTGCGACACTAATCCAGGACCTCGTTGGAAAGCAAGATATTGGTCATGTAGAAAATGGTAAAAATATAAAAAAATAAACATGGAAAACAGTCTTTCGTATTATAGAAATATATTGCTACAAGAAATTGAAGAAGTATCATATAAAAAATCAGGATTAGAAAATCCAGATAAAGCTGATCGAAACAAAGATCATGACATATCTTCTTGGGAAAAGAAAGTAGGTACTGCGATAGAGAAAAACATGGAAGAAGGCGAAGATCATGAAGTTTCTATGGCAAACAATAGCCTAGAATCTATTGTCAAAGCTGCTATGGAGCTCAAGGCCAAAATGGGAGATCAGGAGAAAGACATTCCAGCGTGGATTCAAGATCATATTACTAATGCTGCTAATTTCATTAGTCAAGCTGCTGAGAATTACCATGAATACGGAGAAGAAGATACCGAAGACGAAGAATTTTCTTCTATAATGGAAAATGAGTTTATTAGTTTAGAAGATTTTTCTAAAAATTTAGAAAGATACAAAAAAGGAGATATTATTAAATCTCAACTTATTAACTCTTACAATAAGTTAGAAGCTAATGATCAAGATAAAGCTAAAGAGCTCGCTAAAGGTCTAGACGTATTGCCCAGTCCAAAAAAGACTAATGAGTCTAAGATGCCTTCACTTTATGAAATGCTAAAAAAGAAATAAAATGGACATAAATAAACTAAAAGGACATATTCCTGATTCTGTAATAGCTCAACTTCCTGATACTATTGCCAAGTTCGAGCTAAATACTCCACTTAGACTTGCTCATTTCTTAGCTCAAGCTGGTCATGAGTCTGGTGGATTCAAACTAGTAACTGAGAACTTAAATTATGGAGCTAAAGGATTATTAGGTATATTTAAAAAATATTTTCCTACTCAAGAAAAAGCGAATCTATATGAAAGAAAACCAGAAAAGATCGCTAATTTGGTATATGGAGGTCGTATGGGTAACGGTCCTGAAACTTCTGGCGAAGGTTATAAGTATCGCGGTCGTGGTTACATTCAGCTTACTGGTAAAGATAACTATAAAGCCTTTGACTTGGTTGTTGCAGAAAATATCACAGAGAATCCGGATCTAGTAGCTACTAAATATCCTTTACTTTCAGCAGCTTGGTTTTTCCATAAGAACGGTCTTCATAAGATCGCAGACAAAGGAGCAACAGATGCTGTAGTAACAGAAGTAACAAAAAGAGTAAACGGCGGAACTATCGGATTGCCAGATAGGCTAAAGCATTTTAAAGAGTATTATACATTATTAGCATAATTACAAGTAATGAAAGAATTAGAAATCTTAAAGAGACTTATCATAGAAGCTGACGAAGAAACAACTGTAGACGCAGAAGCTTCTGATGAAGAGACTGTTGAGAAGCCAAAACCAGGTTCTTTCGAGGCAGATCCAATGGGATTCATACTTAAAAAGTATCATAGTCTTAATGAATTAATGATCGAATTAATGACTAAAGACTTTAAAGAATACGTTGATGGTATATTTGTAATGGCACCAAAACCAACTACCTTTAAGATTCAATTACACAATGGTCAATTTTTCTTTTTAGTTTATCTAGGAAAAGCTTACGAAGCTACAATAGAAGGCAAAAAGTATTATTTGATGGGAATCGGTGAGAAAGAAAGATGTATGACTGCAATCGCTAGACTTCTTAGATTCGGAACTCCGCTAAAAACTCAAGGACCTGAAGGAGCTGAACAAGCAACAAGAGATGAAGAAAATACAGGAATGGAAGGAGATTGGGCTGCAAAAGGTGGAGCTACTGGTGGAATGGAGCCAGAAGCGGGAGCAGAAGAAGCTCCACCAGAAGAAGGAGGTGAAGCATTAGCAGAATCTATTAAAATTCTTACTAAGATATTAATGGAAGCTAAAAAAGAAGAAGGATCAAACTTAGAAGATAAAATACTAAATCTACTATCTAAAGATTCTACGATTGCTAAATACGATCCATATAAAGTACAAAGAGATTCTGGAAATAACTATAAAGTTTATTTTAAAAATGTAAATACTAAGGATAAAAAAGGAAGATACGATATCCAAACATTATTAACTAAAATTAAAGGGATTACTAAAGGTCAAGTAGTTTCTAAAAATGTAGGATGGTCTTCAATAGGGTACGCTCAATTAGAAACTAAATTTGGACCAGTTAATATTTCTGTAAAAGGATTTTCTGAGACCGCAACTACTACTAATATTAAAGAAGGATTAGTTATGTCATTTTATTATTCCTCAGTAAATGAGTATATAACTGATAAAAATTTTAATAAAAGTGTAAAAGCAGCAATATCAGCCACTAAAAAAACTAGTGCTATAGACGAAAGTTTAACAGCAGAATTAGTAACATATTTAAGCGAATTAGAAAATAGCGCAGCAAACATTAAAATATTGAATCAACCATTATCTCAAGCAATCGCGATAAAAACTAAGTATCCTAATTATCAATTAGATAGATCTAGTATTTTTAATGCATATAGATCTTTTGCACAACAAAAATTAGGATTTCCCGCAGATAAGTGGTGTCCAGCTGATTTATATGTGATTATAAATTCAGAAAAAGCTACTAAAAAATTACAATTAGCCTCTGAAGAAAGTAACCCAGCTTCAGCAATAGAAATATTAAATAATGCATTTAATGAAACATGGGGTTCTAAAAAAGCTCCTATATCTGGAATATCTTTAAAATTTGAAAAAGCTCAAGGCGGAAAAGCAAAAGCTTATTTTGAAAAATATAAAAAAGATAAAACAGAATATAATTTAACTAGTGAAGAAGCAAATTATAATGAAAAAAAATATATCGAAGTAATAGATAAATTAAGAGCATCAATAAAAGGAAAGATAGAAAAAGTAAAAGACATAACTTATAAATTAGAAGGAAAACCAACAAAAAAAGATATCAATTTTTTAAGAGGAAAATTTGCGGCTTTAAAAGCTATTAATTTTTTCTTTTCTCAGCTTTCTGAAGAAGAATATGATGATGGATTAGTGGCATTAGCTGCTTTTGGAATGTCATTAAGCGATACTTCTCCAGCGTTTTTTAAAGTTACAGCTAGTACTAAAGGCCAAGGAAATATAGAAACTTTTGAAAGAGGATCTTCATTGTCTTTACTAGAAGAAGACGATAAAATAAGTCCAATTAGTATATTAGATAGTGCATCTTTTGGAGGATTATAGATAAATATGAAAGTATCTAAAGGTGGACAAGGATACTCTGTAAAAATAGTAGCTAGAAGTAATGGAGGAATTCAAGGAACTATTGAATTGCAAAAAGTCAGTCCTATATAAGAATAAAATATATGTCATATATTCCTACCGCAGAAAAAAAATTAGCAATATTCAAAATTATTCAGTATATTGCAGTAGTAATAGTATTACTGTATTTCGCAATTCAACTACTAACTACGAATAAAGAGATCTCTAGCAATTTTAAAGCTCAATTAGATAGCTTACAAAAAGTTACAGTTGCTCTTCAAAAACAACAAAAGTCTTATGATAGCACACTATTAATAGAACAAGAGAAAATAAAAGAACTGGACTATCAAATAGATAATGTAAAAGAAAAAACTACAATAATAAAAGAATATTATCATGAACAAAGTAAAGCTGCTGATAGCTATACTCCTACTCAGCTCGACAGTTTTTTCGCAAAGCGTTACGGATACTAGCAAGTTACAAATAAGCTATCCAATAGCAAAAATGATCGTTAAAGATCTCGTTAAAGGAGATTCTGCTCTTGCACTTCTAAAAGTAAAAGAAGATCAATTAGCTCTTACTGAGAAAAAAGTCGTAGTTAAAGACAGTATTATAAGTCTATATAAGTCTAAAGAACTTAATTATCTTAGTCAAGTTAATAATGAAATGGCTAAAGTAGAAGGTTGGCAAAAACAATATTCTGAGCTATATAAACAACACAGAAAACTAAAAATAAAATACAGGTTCACGCAAATATTGACTTATGCAATTGTTGGTGGACTTGGATACTTGTACATCACTAAATAATGTCAGAACAACAAATTTCCATAAAGGATAAAGTAAAAGAAGAATTTATAAAATGCGCAACAGATCCTGTGTATTTTATGAAGAAGTACTACATGATTCAGCATCCTCAAAGAGGTCGAATGCTGTTCAATCTTTATCCTTTTCAAGAGAAAGTATTACGCTTATTTCAAAATAATAAGTTCTCTGTAATTAATAAATCAAGACAGTTAGGTATATCTACTCTAGTATCAGCTTATTCTTTATGGTTGATGTTATTCCAAAAAGATAAGAATGTTCTTGTAATCGCGACTACACAATCTACTGCAAAGAACATGGTTACTAAGGTTAGATTTGCTTACCAGAATCTACCATCGTGGCTTAAAATACCAGCTTCAGAAGACAATAGATTAAGTCTTAGATTAAATAATGGATCTCAAATTAAAGCTGTTTCTGCAGCTGGGGACGCAGCCCGTTCTGAAGCTGTAACTCTACTAGTAATTGATGAAGCCGCGTTTATCGATAGAATCGAAGAGATCTTTACTTCTGCTCAACAAACATTGGCCACTGGTGGTGGTGCTATAGCATTGTCTACTCCAAACGGCGTAGGTAACTGGTTTCACCAAACTTATAGTAAGGCACAAAAGAAAGAGAACAGTTTTTTACCTATATCATTACCTTGGACAGTTCATCCTGAAAGAAATCAAGAGTGGAGAGATCAACAAGATAAAGATCTAGGAGTAAGAAGCGCAGCTCAAGAGTGTGATTGTGACTTTGTAACCTCAGGTAATACTGTAATTCCTCCTGATGTCTTAAACTGGTACGAAGCAAATACTTTAAAAGAACCTCTAGAAATGAGAGGAATGGATAAAGGTTATTGGATATGGGAATATCCTGATCCTATGAAGTATTATACAGTTATTGCTGACGTAGCAAGAGGTGATGGTGCTGACTTCTCAGCCTTTCAAGTCCTAGAAATGGAGACAATGACACAAGTTGCTGAATACAAATCTCAACCAGGAACAAGAGAGTACGCTAATGTGCTTTTATCAGCTGCTACGGAGTATAATCATGCATTATTAGTAGTAGAAAACGCAAGCATTGGATGGGATGTAGTTCAATCAGTAGTCGAAAGTGGATATCCAAATGTACATTACAGCTATAGAACAGAGATTGGAATGGACTTTCAAAAATATTTAGATAAATATCAAACTTCAAATTCAGCTTTAGTTCCAGGATTCTCTACTACAGGTAAAACAAAGCCACTAGTTATTGGAAAGATGAGAGATTTTATAGAGAATAAGTTTGTAACTATAAGATCACTAAGGCTTTTAGAAGAGCTTAGAGTATTTATCTGGAAAAATGATAGTGGACAAGCAATGAACGGATATAACGACGATCTAGTAATGGCTTTCGCAATAGGAATGTATCTAAGAGATACTTCGTTAAGATATAAAAACACTGCAGACAGTCTTTTAAGAAATAGTCTAAACAATTTTACAAAAACCGATTCAGGTTTTCAAGCATATAACGCAAACAGTTCATTTAACAGTAACCCTTGGATGATGGATATACCAAGTCAAAATGGTATGGAAAGTCAAGATCTTCGATGGTTATTATAATCTTCGCATAATTATTACTAATGGCAGAAACACAAAAACAGCAAGAGAATTTATTTACAACCCTTAGAAGGTTATTTTCGACCGATGTTATTATTCGTAACGAAGGTGGAGATATGCTTAAAGTCATTGACTCTGATAGGATTCAAACTTCAGGTGTCATACAGACTAACTCGCTTATTGATAGATTCAATAAAGTATACACTACTTCTACTGCTTATGGAGTAAATTTAAACTTAGCTCAGAACTACCGCTCAGCTAGAGTTCAAATCTATGCTGACTATGATGCCATGGATACTGATGCAATCATTGCTTCAGCACTAGACATTATATCTGATGAAGCTACTCTTAAAAACGAGCAAGGTGAAGTATTACAAATCAGATCAGCTGATGAAAACATTCAAAAGCTATTATACAATCTTTACTATTCAGTACTAAATATAGAATTTAACCTTTGGTCTTGGATTCGTAATATGTGTAAGTATGGTGACTTCTTTTTAAAGCTAGAAATAGCTGAAAACTATGGAGTATACAATGTAATTCCATTTTCTGCCTATAACATTGTTAGAGAAGAAGGATATAATCCAAGTAATCCAAGTGAGGTAAGATTCAAATACGATCCAAATGCGGCGCTAACAAATACTGCTGGATATATGAACTCTTCATCAGAAAGAGATCCAGGAATGTATTTCGATAACTATGAGATGGCGCATTTCAGACTCACTGGCGACGTTAACTATCTACCTTATGGAAGATCTTATCTAGAACCAGCACGTAAGCTATTTAAGCAGTATGTGCTTATAGAAGACGCTATGTTGATTCATAGGATCGTAAGGGCTCCAGAGCGTAGGATATTTTATGTTAATGTAGGAGCAATACCTCCAACAGAAGTAGAAAACTACATGCAAAGAATGATCAATAAGATGAAGAAAACTCCTCTTGTAGATCCTAATACTGGACAGTACAATCTTAAATATAATCAACAAAATCTATTAGAAGACTACTTTATCCCTATGCGTGGAAATGATACCACTACAAGGATAGATACTGCTAAAGGATTAGAGTATAATGGAATTGAGGACGTAAACTACTTTAAAGAAAAGTTGTTTGCAGCTTTAAAAATTCCTAAAGCTTTCATGGGATATGAAAAAGATCTTACTGGTAAAGCTACTCTAGCAGCAGAAGACATTAGATTTGCAAGAACAGTAGAAAGAATTCAAAAGATTATAGTATCTGAACTTACAAAAATTGGACTAGTACATTTATATGCTCATGGATATACAGACGCGTCAGCAGCAAACTTTACAATATCTCTTACTAATCCTTCAATTATCTATGATCAAGAAAGGATAGCCTTATTCAAAGAGAAAGTAGATTTAGCTAACCAAGCAATGGAAAGCTCGCTACTTCCAAGAGACTTTATCTATGATAAAATCTTCCATTTCTCTGAAGATCAATATGCAGAGCTTCAAGATCAAATTGTAGAAGACAAGAAAAGAGTCTTTAGATACAAACAGATAGAAGAAGAAGGAAATGATCCAGCAGAAAGTGGACAAGCATTTGGAACTCCTCACCAATTGGCAAGTTTATATGGAGGAAAAGCAGATATGAATATGGAGCTTCCAACTGGATATAATGAAAAGAATCCTAATGAACCTACAAAAATACCTGGAAGACCACAGAAGTATAAATCGATAATTGGAACTGATGAAGATGCTTTTGGTAGAGACAGACTTGGTAGAAAAGGAATGAATTCGAAAGAAGAAAAAGGAGAAGACGGAAGACTAACTTTAGAAAATACAATGGGAGTTTACTTACAGACAATTAAGTCTTTACAGAAAGCTTTTCCATCCAGAAAGACTAAATTATTCGAACAACCTGAGGTTTTAAATGAAAACAATATCGTAGACGACTTAGATTAGTTCTATACATATTTATAACCAGAGATTTGTAAATTCTTATGGCATTGAAACATTCAAAGTTCAGAAATTCAGGAATACTATTCGAGCTTCTCGTTAGGCAAACTACAGCGGACCTACTAGAGAATAAAGATTCCAAGTCTGTAAAGATATTAAAAAAATATTTTACCAATACAGAATTAGCAAAGGAGTACTCATTGTACAATTCCTTTATTAATAGTCCTATGCTGTCTACTTCTAAAGCAGAAATGTTTATTCATACTTTAGTAGAAGAGTATAAAAAGCTAGACTATGAAAAACTAAAAAAAGAGAAGTATAATCTTATTAGAGAAATTAAAAATAGCTACGACTTAGATAATTTTTTTAAGGCTAAGATAGATAACTATAAACCTTATGCTTCTATATACATAGTATTAGAGTCACAAAACATTAAAGGAAACCTAAATCAGGTTGTGACTAGCAAAGTAAACATGTTAGAACATATCTCTAAAACTAATGTAAAGGAAAAGTCAACTTCTACTGCAATCATGGAAGAATTCATGAACGAAGACAAAGAGATTAGACTTCTTGCTTATAAGATACTAGTAGAAAAGTTTAATAAGAAGTATGTTGGTCTTTCTAAAGATCAAAAGGATGTATTAAAAGAGTATATAAATAATATATCTGATACAAAAAATCTAAAGATCTACTTAAATAAGAGATTAACAGAGATAAAGAAACAACTTCTTGAGATGTCTACAACTGTAAAAGATCAAGTTACAGCTATAAAGCTAAAAGAGGTAGTAAAATTCATTAAGCCTATTCACGAAAATGAGGCTATTAAAGATGAAACCGTTTCAACGCTACTTCAATATTACGATCTAATCAACGAAATAAAAAGTGTAGACTAATATGAGCATTCATTCAGATAACAGAAGATTGATGTCTCCTTTGTACGAAAACACTATCGCTGTTT